CCTGTATTTCAGTTAAGCCATACTGGTAAGCCAGTTTTGCGATTTTCTTCAAGGTGGGTGTATCATATCCACCCTCAATTCCAAGAAGTTCGTGAATTACAATATAGCCGTTTACAAAAGACGCAACGCATACTGCTGTCTCGTCGGCTCCTCTACCACTAGGATCTATAAACATAACTGTATTTACATACTCTACAAACTTATCTGATACCCATTGTGGGTTATATATAAGATCCCCAGTAATACCAAAGCTTGGTATTTCTTTACTTGGATAAGCTTTACCCCATACTACTTTCTCAGGAAATAAGTCTGGGGAAACATCCATAACAACTAGGTCTTCTAGTTTAAGTGGATATTTCCCTCTATCGGATAAGGTTGGATCGAGTTTATAGTGTAGTGAAAATAATTTTGGACCGATTTTACTTAGTCTTGCTTGTAATACTTCATTACTAAATCGTTCTGGTTCTGTGGTTTCTCCTTCGTCTATCTCTAGATTAAGAACATACTCATCTACATCGTGTGTTTCTGTAGGATTATTTAAGTCTGGTTTAACCGCAGGAAACTTAATAATAGGATAAGGTAGTTTTAAATAGATACTATCTGTAGACTGAAAGGTTCCAAGTATTCTTATAGTCCCATCTTTAACGGGATTGCGGATTTGTTCTAACTCCGCTAGTTTTTCCAATAGCTTTTCTCTAGCGTATGGTGTATCTGCGTTTTCTTCAATTTCAACATCGTCTGCAATAATATGGTCAGCGTGGCTACCAGTTATCTGACCAGAGATACCTTTTGCATAACAAGAAAGATCCTGTCCTTCTTTAGTTCGACAACCAATCTTAAAACCGAAAGCGTTATCTTTATCAAACTCTTTTGGTTTCAAGTGTTCCATATAGGGAACAAGTTCAATGATTTGCCTTACTTGAGCAATAAACTTAATTGCTTTATCTGCGGTTGCGGAAATAACCATAATGGTTGTATCTGGATTTTTTAGTAGTAACCAACTTGCATATACAGCTGCAATAGTAGATTTACCTTTACCACGACCAGCTTGTAACTGGAAGTCATTAGGTCCATTCTGCATTTTGTTGGCAATAGCATACTGAATTGGGCTTGGTTCTCCTAAACCTAGATACTTAAAACTAGCCCATACATGATTTCTAAAATCTTCTAACATCTCATTTGGGATGTTCATAAAAAACCTCCTACGATTCGTTTGGAGCCGTCCGAACTGCGACCCCTCCCGAGGGTGGGGGAGATCCAAAGAACGGCTCAGACTGGCGTTAAACCCCACCCAGAGCCTTCGCCCTAGGTGGGTGTAGCGAAATACTGGCGCATGAATGCCCAGTAATGAGGCGACCGCGAGGGAATGTACCCTCTACCCATACCCTTTCGGGCATGAGCGGCCAGCGTACCTGTCTCCAGTGACTATGTAGAGACAGGGCAATAAGTTATTTCAACTTAAACGGAGCCTTAGAAATTAATCTAGACTCTAGACTATCAAGCGAATCAGTTGGAATTTCATCTAACTTATCTCTATTATCGTTAATAATACCACGGGCTGCTTGATATAAACCTGGGGTACATTTATTGGGGTCGTTAAGATCCTCAATTAACTTTGAGATAAGTAGTTGATTAAGGAGTTCGACCTTGTTCATTGTTTACTTCTTGAAAAGCTTTTGAATTGGGAAGACATGTCCTACGACATACCCAACAACAAAAAGAAGACCAGCGAACCAAAGTGAACCAAGGAAAGACTCAATGCTAGCTAAAATCATAAATAATCCTTTCTAAGATTAATGACCACAGTTACAAGATTTTTTGGAACCAGACTTCTTGGCTCCGTGTTTCATAGTCATGCCCTTAAACTTTTGAGCAACGACTGGTTTTTGTGTTTTTGTTTTTACGGGTTTTGGCATAATAAAATCCTTTATCTAGTAATTTTTCGAGAACGATACGAAAAGAAATCAAAGTCGGTAGTTCTTATCAAAGAACTTCCTGTTGGTGTTAGAATAATATAGGGAGCTAATACCATGCTTGTTGGGATGTTTGTAGTAATTGTTGCTGTTGGTGTTGTTGCTCCATCCGCATAGAAAGATATGGATGCGGCAGAAATTTTAACTACAACTTTATGCCAACTTGTATCTTGTGTTATCCAAGGTACAGAGGTTCTTGATGCTGTGTTTCTTTGACTTACAAAATTCCAGCTACCAGCTGCACCAGCACCTATAATATCTTTTTGAATATAAATTCCGTTAGGTTGTCCTGCGGTATTAGTCGCATCTCCTAACATTCCATAAGTTCTATATGTGTCTAATTCTAGTTGATTTTCTTTAAACACAATAGTAAACTCTATTAGGTCATCTATGTGAATTTGGTTTACAGTGTTGTTGTTTGTGTTTGCTGTTGATAACCAAGAAACAGTATTTGCTGTACCAGCACAACGATAACGAATAATTCCTGGGTGGTTAACTTCTGAATTTACAACTGTTATTTGTCCGTTTGCTAAATTCCAATTAAACAAACCACCTTCACCTGTTTCTGTGCCTGAGTTTAAAAAATCTTCTACAAAAAATATGGGAGCCGTTGGATCTGCTGGGTCGATTAAAAGTTTCTCTTTTTCCCAAACACCCAACTCATCACTCCATACTGGTGTTTTTCCATCCCACAAAGCCGATGGTGCGGGAATAATGCCGTTCATATTATGCGTATGTCCAGAAAGAGCAAGACCAGACGAAGCTAACGACACATCTGACCACACGCTATTACCAGCACCTGGTTGTTTCATTAGTATGAAAGTATCAACCACTACTCCGTTTTGACCTATATAACAATCACCTAAATCGGAAAGAACCATAGAATATGTTTTTTCGGCAGCAATACCAGCATGAATATGGATTTCTCCTGTATTGCTATTAACTCTTGCAACATGTCCTATTCTTTGGATTACAGGTTGCATTGTAGGTCCATAAGGAGTCGCGCTGTTTTTAGGTGGCTCTGTATTTGTTAGACTATATGCTTTTGTGTTTGCGATAAGACTGTTAGTATCTGAAACATAAACATCTTGTCCTACAGTCCAACCAGAAGTATCTACATTTCGTAGAGTACCATGTGTAATAACATGACCAAATTCATTATTATTAAGCGGGTCTTCTAATACACCTATAGCAGCCATTGTAGCAAAGTCATCACACTTAGCTCTAGCAATTTCAATAGTAGAAGTTGATCCCACTGTGCCTGTTGCATAGACTGGTGTTCCTCTAGGTAAGGTAACACCAGATGTATTTTTACACGGAACCGTAATATTACCAACTACATTACCTATAAGGTGTGAACCATCGCTTGCGGTAATATCATTGTTTAAAGTTACTGGTCCGTTTATGGTGGTTGTGCCTGTAATAGTGGGATTAACTAAAGTAATGTTATCAGGTAAACCAATTGTTGTTGTTTGGCTTACTGTTGAAACCTCTACTTCATTAGCCGTTCCAACTATGTTTACACTACTACCAGTGGAACCACCAGTTCCTGTTTTAAGAGAAAAGAAATCTAATTTTAAATAACGAACAGCAGAATTTGCGGTATTGTTTTTTACCATTATTCCGCAATTTAAGTATCCTGTTGGTATATTTGTAGATATGATAACTTCTGTTCCATTATCAATCTTAAAACCAACCTCAGTAGAAGATACTTTTCTAATACGCAAAGTATACCAAGTATTGTTTGCATATGCTGTTGTAGTACCTGTTGTTGTATTTGCTCCTGTTTTACATACAGGAGTCCAAGCCGCTCCGTTTAGTCTTCTAAAATAAATACCATCTGTTGGTGGGGCTGTACCATCAGAAAACAAACCAATATAGATATCGTAGTTAGTTGATGTTGTTATGCTGTTTGGTGAGGCCACATTGTTGGGAGTTTTCACAACAACATACATAGTATTTAAATTAGTAAAATCAATAATATTAGCTTGTTCTCTTCCTAATGTATAAAGACCAACATCACCAAGAATAGAATCGTTGAGACAACGAAGTTGAATAAGACCTAAGTGATCTGTTTCTGAGTCTCCTTCATAGGCTTGGACAAGACCATTAGAAGATAGTGTTTTAGAGTTTGTGTGTAGTAATCCTTCACCATCTGTGGAATATAGTGTAACATAACCACCAGAAGTATTACCATCTCCTTGACTAAGGAAATTATCTACAACAATGTTTGGTTCGGTAGGAACGCTAATATCAGTTCCGTTTGTTCCGTTTGCGCCTCGTACACTACCTACATCATAAGCTAATCCGTTTGTAGATTGAAGAACTAGGTTATCTCCAACTAAGGACGCAGACTTAATACTGTATCCTTGATCTCCCTTTGGTCCCTTAACTGGTTGGGTTACTCTGTTTCCTGGCATTTCTCACCTTCTTTTCTTTTTCAAATGCAGCATTAAGAGCTTCATCCTTAGCTCTCAATGCTGCAATTGCTTCTTCAATAGTTGTTTTATTGTTGGTATCTAAAGCATCTATAAATAATTTAGCTTGTTCTTTTTTAGCTGAAGCGATAAAACCAAGTTTTAAAAAGATTGCTTGTGTTAGTTTGCCAACCCCAAGATACCAAAGACCAAACACCACACCAAGGATAGACAAACAAATCATACAATAGACAATCATTTCAGACCACCAAGGAGTAATATCTTTTACACCCGTGGTAGCTTGTACAATGTCTTTGGTTTCCTTAAGGATATAGGTCTGTTCAAGAATCCCTTGTGCGGAGACTTCGTGAATTTTAATAAAGTCTGGGACTTCTGGGCCTCTGGTTTCTTCGTGGATGAATTCAAATTTTTCCTTTGACTTAATAGCTGTGTCTTGGATATTTTGATTGCTAGAAGAAATTTCTTTTACGCTGGAACAACCAAAAAGAATAATAGAACTTAGCAATAAAGCTTTAAACATCTTTATTCCTTTCGTCAAAAGTTTCAACTTTAATATTGTTCTTGGCAAAACTAATTAACAAAGCAGTTATAAGATTTCTAATTTCCCCTACATTCTTTTCAAGACGATCAATTCTAGCATTGTCACTATCTTTTAAAGCTTTTACCATAGTCTCTAAAGATTTAATATCGGCTTTCATACTAAACATAATTGTAGTGGTCCAAACAACAGCACCTATTAGGGGTATAACAAGAACTCCCAATATTTTAAGAAGTTCTTCTACAGTTAATGAATTAGTAATTTCTAATAGCAGCATTAGTAAAGAACCGTTACAATAATTTTAATAGATGCGTTTGTTGCGTTATAAGCAGCAGAATGGTTTGTAGTGATAGACCAGTTTCCTGTTGCGCCCCCCGCTAAAGTTATAGTATCTGCTGCTGCCATCGCTGAATAATTAGTAATAACCGCATTTGATTGGGGATATGTACTTAATGGGATTTGTTCCCAGTTAATTTTATATTTTTGTTCTTGCGATCCAGTGTTTGTTATAGCAACCGAAATTGCGTATGGGGCTGTTCCTGATTGAGAACAAGTAACAGTACACTCAGGAATAGCATCTAAACCCTCACCTTTAGCTAAAGACGCAATAGCAGTTAGATTGTTTCCGTTTCGTACAAAAGTCATACGAGAACCAGGAATTCTAGAGTTTTCTAGTTTTCTAATTTTACTTGTTGTATCTAAAGTAAAGTCACCATTAGATTGTGTTGTAGGTCCATTTAGATAAATACGACCATTACCACCGTTGTTTTTAGACTTTAATTCAATTCCGTTTGTTGTTTCGGAATCATTAAAAATTCTAATATATCTTGGATCTGCTGCTTTATTTGTTCTCATTACAAGATTAGTACCACCAGTAGTATTATCTGTGGTAGTAATAGTAGATTGATTACTATAAGCCGAACTAGGACCAATGATAACTTGGGTATTAAAAGTTTTTATTCCTGTTAGGGTCTGTGCATCAGAAATAGTGCATGTGATTGCTTTTGCGTTTGTTCCTAAACTAAAGTAATCTAAATTAACACCACTTGGTACTGTTGTTGCTGTCGAAGTCAAGGTAAGCGCAGTAACTTGTACTGAACTTGCGTTTGTTGGTTTAAGTTCAATACTCTTGCTAACACCAATACCACGGATATCGACAGTACCAGAAAGCCGTAAGTTACCACTTGTTAGTTCCAGCTGACCTGACATTGTTGTAGCAGCTGAAAATGTCTTAGCTCCAGATATGGTTTGGGTGTCACTTAAAGTAACATAGCTACCAGCACCAACTGTTAAAAAGTCCCATCCAGTGCCGTTCCAAACCTTTAGAACCTGATTACCACCTGTTGTATCCCACCAAAGTAAACCAGTATCAGCAGCAGCTGGTGCTGTGGGAGTAGTATTACCATAGAAAACTCTACCTGCGTTATTCAAAACACCGCGAGGATTAAAGTAATTTAATAGTGTTACTCCGTTACTAGCTAATAATTCTAGTCTATTTTCTGTCTGGGATGCTTGACCGATTAATTGCATTTTGCTTAGAGATACATCCCACTTTAAATTACTCGCTGCTTGTGGTATATTTTGTGAGCTTATACGGGAAAGAACTACTAAACACTTATCTCTATCATTAGCGTTTTCAATTCCAGATGGTAAAGAAATTAAATCAGCCAAAGCATTAAAAGATGAGTCTACATATTCTGGTGTGGCATAAGTAACATTTGCATCGTCTGCTTTTAAAACATTTGTTTCTAGTTGATATAGGTTTTCTTGTGAAATACCCAATAACTGAGAACTTAATAAGTTTAGTTGTTCTGCTGTGATTCTTGAACCAGTAATCCATTCTACCAATACATCTGAGTTTACTGTTCTTCTTCTAATTTCTAATGGTTCTCCGTTTACCATTGCTGGATAAGTAAAGACACCACCAGAAGAACTAGTAAAAGTTTGCGCTGTTGGAATAGAAATAGCTGTAATTGTTTTATTTGATTCGTTATATGTAATCCACTCTGGTTTGATAATACCAAAACGAGCTTTATCTGCTGCGTTTAAAGTAAGAGTAGCTGGTGAAAACTCAGTATTATATATAGATTGAATATTAGTTCTATAAACTTCTACTTGATCTATATGTGCAATATTATCAAACAAAGAAAGAGTAGAGTAAGAAATAGGAACGGTAAAAGCTCCTGTTGTTTCTAAAGAAACTCTATCATAATTTGTTGGCATGACTACCTCAATGAAGTGTATGTTTGTTTGAATTTACCTTTAAGTTCCATTTGAACTATATTACATGGACTTGGTAAATTGCTTTGAATAAATATCTTTGTGTTATCAGAAAAACCAAAGATCTTACTAATGAACTCTCCGTTTTTTTCATAAGTTTCGTTTATTTGATCTGATTTAACAAAGCTAAATTCAGATTCTAGGTTTACTGTTCTTCCTCTACGCTCAGAAATAACTTTATAATGTCCTGTATTAGCATGTCTTGTTACTAATGTTCTTAGATTTAGGACACCATTAACAGAATTATTTTGGTCATCTCGTAAAAATTGCTCAGATAGTTGAACATTCATTAAGAAAGCCCCACCAATATAATAACTTTTTCCAACATAATCAGAAAAATCAATACCAGTTATAGAGAGCTGAGATGAGTTTCCAAAGTTTGTAACTGTTGCTTTATAAGTTGTTCCTGCTAGATTTTCAAAATCTTCCCCTAAAACAACATATACATCTTCGTAAGGTAAACCATAAGGAACTGTAAATGTTTGAGTTAAGCCAGAAGGGGTATTGCTGGGAATAGTAAACTTATGATAAAAGTCTAATCTAGGTATTGAGTAATCTTGTGTTTTTAATGAACATCTTGTAAGGTAAAATACACCAGACTCATCTCTACGAATAAGCGCATATAGGTAGTTATCATAACTTTGCATTGATTCTACTTTATCATTTGTATCTAAAACAAAACGAGAGAAAGCACTTTGTAGAATTCTTTCTCCACTATATCTATTAGTATAGACATAGATATTATTTTTTTGTTGTCCGTCTGTTACCAGTATAGTATCTTGAGCAACTGCTGTACAAACCGTACCAAATTCTTCTGGTAAGTAATCTGGACAAGTTGCACTTAGTTCAACCGCTGTATTCAATCCTCTTACTTTTTGAGAGAAGTAAATGTATAATCTTTTTGAATCAAAGAAATATACTTGAGAACCAATCAATACAGGATCAACTAAAGGAGCTGTTGCATAAAATGTTGTTGGTGAGATTTCTGCTGTTAAGGGAGAGATAACATTCTGAGAACCCTTAAGTTCAAACTGAACATTACCTTTTGTATTCACAAACAAAAACTCATCAAACGGAGTCATTGAAATAATTTCTGCATATTGATTTAACGATGCCCGTAAGTCAATAGGATCTGCTGTTGTTACTGAAGTAGGATCGTTAATCCATAAATCTTGAAAGTTTCCTAATTGAGAAGAAAACACAACATCACCAACAGCAAAGAATAAACGATCTCTGAATACAGATATTGCATTTATTCTTGATGGTTGTAATGTTTTTTTATCTTCTGATAGAAAAGGACTTGGACCTGGGTTTGTATATCTATTGCCTGTTGTTCTTGGCGACCAATCAATTGGTTGCATCTTCCACCCTGTTGAGGAAGTAAATACAAGATTTTGTGGCATTCTATTTGGGTCTATATACGAGAATGCGTCAGGTGTTCTTACTCTTTGTGTATATGGTCTTCCTTTTCCAGCAACAGGACTGATGCCGTCAGCTGGTAGCGGATCATAAGTTTCTGTTTCGGGGAAACTAATAATTCTGTAATAACCAGCTGGTTGGCTTAAATAAGGACCAGCACAATAATATATTTTACCTCTACCTTGTACTGGATAGTTTCCAGTTAAATAAGGGTGGTCCTTATCGTATAAAGCTTGTAACATAAGTTGTGCTTTATTGTCCGATTGTACCGAGTCTCCGTTATTTGCATACCAATCGTTTTCGTCTGGTGGAAATCTTATTTCAGAAAAATCGGATAAAGACTGTCCTAACCACGCTCTGTCTACTTCGGCATATACATAGTCTTCTACAGGAATAAATTTATTTACCCAAGTAGCAAGAGCCGTTTCACCAGAAGGTAGTGTTGAGCCTTGAGGCCATAAACGACCTAAGTTTGTTTTAACGACTTGAACAGCCGAATAATAAGTAATCTTCCTACCTTTTAAATCTATGTTGTTTGTAACATAACCATTAAAATCTATTTCGTATCCGTCTTCGTTGGATGAAAAACCAGCATAAACAAGCGTATTTAAGATTAATGTATTTGTTCCTAAAGATACAATTCGTAAAGCTTCTTTTGCTGTGTATGCTTTTTCTTGGGTGTCTGACAAAACCGAACCAAAAGTAATATATGCTCTTGATTCTTTTTTTACAACACCTAATAGTTTTTGTGCGTTATATTGAGCTAGTGTTACTGTACCATTATTTGAATCAGCAACAAAAGACCAAATTACATAACGAGGATCTATAGGATCAATTGGTGTTGTTCCATCCCAAGTTAATGAAGCGTCTGTATCATCCCATTGATATAGTGGTGTTAGGTTTTCCCAATAGTTATCTATAATTCTATAAACATCAAATAACTTTTGTGTTGCACCCTTAGCTGCATAGTTTATAATAATAAGAAAACGATTATTCTTATCTATGTTTAACCAGTAATAATAGTAAGAAGAAATAGATTCACTTAAAACAGACTGTAATGGAAAAGTATCTTCGTTAAGTTTTGACATTACTTCAAAACCAGAACGCTTTTCGATAGAGCGTTCAATAGTTACAAAACAATTATCTATATTTTCTGCTTCAAAAGGAGTACGCTTGCTTGGTGCTTGTCTTCCTACACCACCGCTAAGAGATGGAATAGGAAGCCGAGTTGCAATGTTTGCTCCTTTTTTTCCTAAGCGTCTAACTGGAGGCATTAACTAGTTCTCCAAAATCTAAATCTACTAGGATCATTTGTAAATGGAACTCTGTTAATAGCGTTTCTAACAGTAGGTTCTCCATTTAGGAATATGTTTCTACGCTTTGCGTTTATATCAGAAGCTCTAGCTTTAGCACTAAACAAACCTTCTTGCCCTGCTAGGAAAGCGTCTGCTTCACCATCGCCTTGTG